AATTAGGAGGCAATACTATGGCATCTCTCGCAGATATCCGCGCTCGTCTAAAAGAGCAGGAAAATCGTTCATCAGGTAAACAGTCCGGTCCGGGCGACAACGCAATCTATCCATTTTGGAACATGAAGGAAGACGACTCAGCAATGCTGCGTTTCCTTCCAGACGGCAACGAAGCCAATGATTTCTTCTGGGCAGAGCGACTAATGATCAAACTGCCGTTCGCTGGCATCAAGGGCGAAACAGATTCTCGTCCGGTACAGGTACAGGTTCCTTGCATGGAAATGTATGGCGAAAGCTGTCCTATCCTGCAGGAAGTACGTGGGTGGTTTAAAGATCCGGCACTTGAGGACATGGGTCGTAAGTACTGGAAGAAGCGTTCTTATATTTTCCAGGGCTTTGTTCGACAGGACCCACTCAATGAGGATTCTACACCAGAGAACCCAATCCGTCGTTTTATCATCGGACCACAGATCTTTCAGATTATCAAAGGATCGCTACTAGATCCAGATATGGAAGAACTGCCAACTGACTACACAGCAGGTCTTGACTTCCGACTCAACAAGACTACCAAGGGTGGTTATGCAGACTATTCTACATCAACCTGGGCACGTCGTGAGCGTGCGTTGAGTGACGAAGAAATGGCAGCAATCAATGAGCATGGCTTGTTTGATCTGTCTGGCTTCCTGCCCAAGCGTCCTGGTGAGGTAGAGCAGAAAGTAATGACTGAAATGTTTGAGGCTTCTGTAGACGGCGAAGCATATGATGCAGATCGTTGGAGTCAGTATTTCCGTCCAGCAGGTGTTCAGGCTCGCACAGGTGATCCTACTCAGACTGCAAGTAAAGGTGCTACAGCAACTTCGCAGAGTGCTCCGCAGGCAAAGGAGAGTTTTGAGGCAGACGTTGCCAAGGCAGAGACTGACACTGCTGCTCCCGCAGCAGAACTGGCACCTGAACCAAAGACTGAAGAAACTGAAACTGCAAGCGAAGGCGGAAATGCACAAGACATTCTCGCAATGATTCGCGCTCGTCAGAATCAGGAATAAATCTATAAGAGGGGAGTGCATCGCTCCCCTCATTCAAAGGCAAACTAAGGAGACTCCGAATGACCAAGGCATTTGACCCAACAAAATTTCGCAATCAGTTAACAAAATCAATCTCAGGCATGAGCGCGGGATTTAACGATCCTACGGACTGGGTAGGTACAGGCAACTACGCTCTTAACTATCTTATCTCAGGTGATTTTCACAAAGGCATTCCGCTGGGCAAGGTATCAGTATTCGCAGGTGAATCAGGCTCAGGCAAATCTTATATCTGCTCAGGCAATATTGTAAAAGAAGCACAGAAGCAGGGCATCTATGTAGTGCTGATCGATTCAGAAAACGCACTAGACGAACAATGGCTGCAGGCTCTTGATGTAGATACTTCAGAAGACAAACTGTTAAAACTGAACATGTCAATGATTGACGATGTAGCAAAGACTGTGCATACATTCATGGATGACTACAAGTCACTCAACGAAGATGAACGACCTCGTGTGCTGTTTGTGATCGACTCACTGGGCATGTTGCTTACTCCTACTGACGTGGATCAGTTTGGCAAAGGTGACTTGAAAGGTGACATGGGTCGCAAGCCCAAGGCACTTACAGCACTAGTGCGAAACTGTGTGAACATGTTCGGCGCACACAATGTGGGCATGGTTGCTACCAACCACACATACGCTTCGCAGGATATGTTCGACCCCGATGACAAGATCTCAGGTGGACAAGGCTTTGTGTATGCTTCTTCTATTGTGGTAGCAATGAAGAAGTTGAAGTTAAAGGAAGACGAAGACGGCAATAAGATTTCAGACGTAAAAGGTATTCGCGCAGCCTGTAAGATCATGAAGACACGCTATTCCAAGCCGTTCGAAGCAGTACAGGTTAAGATTCCCTATGAGACTGGTATGAATCCATATTCGGGTCTGCTGGAACTGATGGAGAAGAAAGGTCTTATTGTACAGCAGGGCAATCGACTGAAGTACATTGATTCCAACGGTGAAGAGCATCTTGAGTACCGCAAGCGCTGGACTGGTGAGATGTTGGACATGGTAATGGAAGATTTCTATCAACTGCCTGAGGAAAAGGACGAAGACGAGGAAGACCTGCCTGTGGCAGAGCAACTAAATAACGAGGAAGCACAAGAGGAGACCGGTACCTAATGGATGAAACCCACATCGCAGACATTTGGATGATGTTCAAAGAGTATATTGACAAGAAGCAGCTGGAAATAGCAGCAGAGCGTTACGTAGATCTGTTGGCTGATTATGGTGTGGAAGACGAAGAATTTAAAGCCGCAGCAGGATCAGACACAGTGCTAGATGATGCTATTTCCTATTATCTTGAATTGGATGAAGAACCAGACGAAGAGGACTACTAATGGGTTGGTACTCGGAAGTATCGAGAAACATTTCTAAAATTCCCGACGCAATTAGATTCTTTGAGGAAGAGTTAATTGAGGCTCGAGAAGAAGTAAAATTCACTGGCAACATTGAACGAGCAAGTGCTTCAATGCCTGGCACTGTAGAGCATCGTTTCAATCAGTTACAGGAAATTGAAGCGATACTGGAGTACCTTAATATTGAACTGCGTAGACTGCGCAGTTCTTTCTTTCGTCAGTATCTAGAAAACTATCAGAGAGCACTAAGCAGTCGTGATGTCGAAAAATATGTGGATGGCGAAGCAGATGTTGTTGATTATGAAAAGATAATCAACGACTTTGCGCTGATAAGAAACAAGTGGCTGGGTGTTTTGAAGGCATTAGATCAGAAGCAGTGGCAGATTACCAATGTTGTGAAACTGAGAGTAGCCGGAATGGAAGATGCAACACTTTAAATATGATTTATTTAAATAAACATAATATTGTTTTCTTAAAACCACGTAAAGTAGCAGGAACAAGTTTCGAATTAGCATTATCGAATTATAGTAAAGACGATAAAGATATAATAACTCCTATTTCAAAAAAAGACGAAAAAGAAAGATCTATCAAACCAAAAAATTATAATCAAGAAAATTTTTATTTTTATAATCATTTGCCGTTAGACGACCTGCCTGCACACTTGATCAAATCAAAAAAAATTAAAAAAATAAGTATTATTCGACATCCGATAGATATGGCAATTAGTTATTATTTTTGGCAAAATCAAAAAAAGTCTAAAACTTGCGGCTTTTTCAATTGGTTACAAACCGATTATAAAAACATACTGACACAAAATAATAAATTTTATTTTTATCGAAGTCGATATTTTATCGACTATATGATTCGATACGAAAGTCTTGATGAAGATATATCTAAATTAGAAAAAAATTTACCTTCACTTAATGGACTTCTCTCGTTTTTCAAAAAGTATAAAGCAAAGTCTAACATAAGGAAAAAAGATATAAAATTATCTAAAGATCAAAAAAGAAGCGTAGCAGACATGTTTGATGCTTGTTGTAGCTGGGAAAAAATAGAATTTGGTTATAGAGGTGATGAAATTGACAGATTTCTGTAAAATACTAGGAATAGGGCATCCAAGAACAGGCACAGGATATACTGCTAAATTACTTCAGACTTGGGGATTAGAAGTAGGACATGAGAAGATTCTAAATGATGGCATCGTAGCATGGCAATTACTAAAATCAAAAGGTCCTTATCCGTATTTAAAAAATATATTTGAGAGACCAACTTTTTCATGTTTAATCTACAATCTACGTGATCCTAGCGAATCTCTTCCGTCTATTGTTTTTACTGAAAATAAACATAAATCATCTTATGAATTTCGTTCTCAGATTTATCCTTTAAATGGAAAAAATAGCATCGAAGATGCAATAGAAAGTGTTGTTAAGTTCGACGAATTAGCTAGAAAATTAGCGCCTTCATTTACATATAGAATAGAAGATGAAGATTTTTTGTTGTTTAATTATTTAAAGTCTAAAAAAAAATTTAAGATCAAATACAAAAAACTGGATAAAATTGTTAATAGGAGAAAACATAAATCTTTTGATGAAATGATAAAAAAGTTTGGCGCTCCTTCAGAAGAACATCAGACAATTATAAATGTTTTTGCACAAAAGTATGGATATAATAAAGTATTTTAGATGTTTTAGGCAGTGTTAAATTTTTCTGTAAACGTAGAGAGGATGCTTATATCACAATATTATTTTGTTTATTTACATATCTATAAATACCTCTGATGAAAAAAACAAAACGACCTTGGGGATGGTATCGTGTGCTTAATCACGAGCCTGAACTGGAATACAAAGTCAAAGAACTAGAAATTGCACCAGGTTGTGCTCTCAGTAACCAAAGGCATTTTGACAGAGCAGAGTATTGGTACGTGCTAGACGGCACTGTTAAAATAGAAACTGAGTGGAAAAAGATGAAAGACACAGTGCATCTAACGGCACACACCGGTGGATACAGTATAGGCAAACGAGTCTGGCACTGTGCTTCAAATCCCACAAATAAACCTGTGAGGATACTAGAAGTGCAATATGGAAAATTCTGCAACGAAGAAGATATCGAAAGGAGAGATAAATGATTCCTGTTTATATAGGATACGACCCTAGAGAAGCAGCAGCCTATCATGTCTGCTCAAATTCAATTATAAGAAATGCTACGCAGCCAGTTAGCCTAAATCCACTTGCGCTACATCTACTTGATAACTACGACGAATCACACACAGACGGATCGAATCACTTTATCTATTCACGTTTTCTTGTACCTCACATGCAGAACTATCAAGGCTGGGCTATATTCATAGACGGTGATATGATACTGAGAGACGATATTGCCAAACTATGGGCACTAAGGGACGATTCAAAAGCAGTGCAGGTTGTACAGCACGACTATGAAACCAAATTGACAGAAAAGTATCTTGGCGCCAAAAACGAAAACTATCCAAAGAAAAACTGGAGTAGTGTAATACTATGGAACTGTGCTCACCCTGCCAATCAAAAAGTAACGCCAGAGTTTGTCAAGACCGCAACCGGCGCCGAAGTGCATAGATTAACTTGGCTCGAAGACGACCTAGTAGGCGCATTACCTACAGAATGGAACTGGCTAGATATTGAATACGACTATAATCCAGATGCCAAACTAATTCACTACACACTGGGTACACCCTGCTTTGCGGACTTTGCTGCTAGAGAAGGCTCTAACTACGCAGCAGAATGGCATCGAGAAAGAATCTACACAGACTATTCTGCGCAGCATGATCTGCCTTTCTAAAAATCTCGCAGACGAATATGTGAATGCATTTGCGCAGGGCGCAGGCTTGACTATACAAGATTACGACTCGGACTTTGGCAAGGGTCCTATCCTTATTCGCAGCATGGGCAAAAGAAAACTTATACATTCCTGCTGGAATAATGGAATTGATTTTTACTACATGGACACAGGATACATAGGCAATTATCCTTCTAAATTAAATCCCTATGGTTGGAAAAAATGGCACCGCATAGTACATAACGATGTACAGCACAACGAAATCGTAGACAGGCCTGACGATAGATGGCGCAAACTGGAGTATCCTATTGTGCCGCGCAGGCCTGGCAATCACATACTTGTAGTTACACCATCAGAAAAGCCCTGTAAATTCTACGGTATCAATCAAAACGAATGGTGTAATAATACTGTACAAGAAATACAGAAACACACTGACAGGCCAATAAAGATAAGACACAAGCAAGACAGACAAACAAGAATAAAAAATTCCATATTTGATGATTTAAGAGACTGTCATGCTCTTGTTACCTATCAAAGTGTTGCAGCAGTAGAAGCAGTATTATTCGGTGTACCTGCGTTTACTTCGGCCCCTACTGCAGCAGATCCTGTTTGTGATAAGAACCTCAGTCTGATTGACACACCTACCAAACAGGACAGAGATAAAATACACAAATGGGCACATCATCTTGCTTATGGGCAATTTCATATTAGCGAACTTAAAGATGGCACTTCTTACAGACTTTTGATGGATATAAAAAAATGACAAAGTGTTATATAGTACACAGAGTAGACGAAAATAATGTTGGCGATATGGCCTGCAATCCATTGCAATACTTTATGAAAAAAACCGATTACAAAGTAGTT